TATATGGTGAACAAAAAACAATATTACATGATTGGTTAACAACAGATAAACATTGTGTAGATATTGTCCCTGTAGGTAGCGGCAAAACATTTCTTGCTGCTATTGCCTTACCTATATTTGCAAGTAATGAACAATTTCATAAAGGTAAAGATATCATTTACTCTGCACCCACCGGTGCAATGATTAAGAGTTTGATATGGGAACCACTTAAGCGTAGTTGCATAGAATATTTTGGATTAGTTGATGGTAAAGATATTAACAATTCAGAATTAACCATTAAATTTCCTAATGGCGTTTTTATTCGTTGTAAAAGCGCAGAACAACGTGAAAATCTAAGAGGTTTAAATGTTGGTGTATGGGTAGCTGATGAAGCAGCATTATATACACAAGATACATTGCAAGAAATTACAAATCGACTTAGACCTAAAGTTGGACAGCCAGACACACAAGGTAGATTGATAATAATTAGTACACCAAATGGTACAGGTCCATTATATGATATGTTCCAATTGGCATTAATGAATCCTCAGAAATATATTGTTCGTCATATGAATTATTTGCAGATGCGATCAGGCAATAAAGAATTCATTGAAGAACAAAAAAGAATTATTAGCCCATTGAAGTTTAATCAAGATTATATGTGTCAATGGGAAAGTGTTGCCGATCAATTCTTCTACACCTTTGATAGACATAAACATTGTGCAGAAGTAGTTGATCGTGGTGGTGATTTGTATACCTTTCACGATTTTAATAAGCGTGTTATGTGTGCAGTAGTAGCACAAGTTATACAAATGGGAACACCTCAAGGGCGAATTGAGGTGTTAAAGAGTTATGCAATATCAGACTGCTCCACAGAAGGTATTGCAAGTGCGATAAGAGAGGACTTCCCTAGACGCAGAATCAATAGTATCATAGACTTATCAGGAACACAATTAAATCGGGATACAACAAGTCCCTTTGGTGTTACCGATAAGATTATATTGGAGAAATATGGTTTTAATATTGTTAACAACACTAGAAAAGCCAATCCATTAGTAAGCGATACAGATAACACAAGCAATGCATTTATTCAACGAAATGGATTAATCATTAAACCTGATGATAAATTCCTTATTGAAGCATTGCAAACTTATCATTTCGAAGATGGTACTAGAAAACGTTTAGTTAAGTATACCGAACAAAAATACGCACACATTGACGGTTTGGGTGATTGTATTCGATATGGTATACATTATCTATTCCCAATTACACATGAAACTATAGGGATACCTGAATATGTTGGTATGGATCAACGATTAGTAAGACATAATCGTCCTGGTCTTGAACATATGCCACATAGTCCCTTATATCCAGGTGGTCCAACATGGGAAGAAATCGTCAATGGAGAAGAGAAAGGAGCAGAAGATCATATGGTTTGGAGTTGACAATGAAGCTAGGAAGAAAAATAGGTACAACAAATTATCTACCTTTATTAGATAGATTATTAAGTTTAGTTGTAATTAATAAAACAACTGATTGTTGGGAATGGCAAGGTGGGAAAAATAATATAGGTTATGGATTAATAAGAGATGGTACCAAAATGCGTACTGTTCATCGTGTTAGTTATGAAGAACATAACAATGTAAAAATACCAAAATACAAATGTGTTTGTCATACTTGCGATAATATGTTATGTGTAAACCCTGATCATTTATGGTTAGGTTCACATAAAGATAATATGCAAGATATGCTGAAAAAAGATCGTCATCGATTTAATAATAATTCAACAAAAAAACAACCATTAGGCACATGTAAACATTGTGGCATAACACAACCCATTAATACATTGGCAAGATATCATAACAATAACTGTCCGCACAAAAGCATAAATAAGATATAAATTAAATGCCTCGATGTGCGATTATATTGCAACAATACTAAGGAAATGTAATGAAGAATAAGGATTTATTAAAAAGATCACCAATATATGATAACATATATTTACAAATGTTAAGTTATCAATGGGCTTATCTTGGTGGATTACCATTCAAAATGAGTGTGCGTAAAAAGCGCCCAAGCGAAGATAGTACCTTATATAATGATTTAGTTAATAATACAATTGCACAGCCTATATGTCGTTATATTGTTGATACCATTAATGATGTATTGTTTGAGCCTGGTGTTAAACGCAATGTACAATTCTGCACGCCACAAGGAACTTATATCGACCCTAAAAATACAGATTGGGCTGATCTATTTCTATTAGATGCAGATTTAAATAATCGCAGTTTAACAAGTTTCATGGAAGGCATTGGTGATCTAACAAGTATATATGGGCATTGTTGGGTAGCAGTAGATATGCCCCAAGCTAGTGAAGGTAATCTTGGTAGACCATATGTTTGTGCAATTAATCCATTAGATGTTTGGGATTGGGAGTGGGATTGGTATGGTGGTCGCCCATTGCTCAAATATGTTAAGATTAAAGAAATGGAAGAGGAAGATAGTTATTACATTAAATGTTATCATTTAGGTGATGCGATGACTCCTAGCTATTGGCGTAGTTATGAAGTACCTAAAAGTGTTAATGGTAGTGAATCATTAAACGCAGATGCAGAATTAATTGGTGAAGGTATATTCCCACCAGGCATGAGTTTACCTGTATTCATTGCATATGGTCGTCGTGATCCAAGAACAATCGATTTTGGCGTAAGTGATATTGATAGCGCCACAGATGCACAAAAAGAACATTATAAGTTAGAATGTGAGAAATATACAGCATTACAATTTGCACATACAATAATACGTGCAGAAAAAGGAATTAGTATTCCAGTTCATGCGGGAGCAATCGTGAGAGCGAGTGAAGGACAGGTGGAAGCAATACCTGTTGACACCGGCGATGTCGATAAAATTATAACTGCACAACAGGACATCCTTGAACAGATAGAGGCACTTACGGGCTTAGGTGGACTGCGTAATACTAAGAATCAAATAGCTTCAGGCATTGCAATTATTGAAGAACGCAAACAATTACATCGTCTTGCAAAAGCCAAAGCTAGATTAATGGAAGTAGCCGAAGAAATGATATTCACTTATGCCGCACGTTTTATGAATATGCGTTGGGCAGGTGAGGTGCATTACAATACAGACTATGAAGCACATGATACCAATTATCGTTTAGCATTAATTAAATCTGCAAAAGAATTAGTTGGTGATAATGAAATTATTCAAAGTCTTATTACCAAAGAAATTATTGGTATGCTTGCACCTGCTGAAAGTATCCCTGAATATGAGAATGCATATATTCAAACATTGCCCACTGGTGAATTGAAAACATTAATGACTGAAGAAAATACACAAATTAATAGTAGAGATTTAGGTGAAAGCATGATACCTACACATGAGATGTATGGCGAGGAAGAAGAACAAGTATATGATAATGGTGATGGTGTAGCAGAAGGTGGTGATAATACAAGTATATTAGGTGGAGCAGGTACTCCAATAACTAATGTTGGTATGTCATATTATCCTGCACAAGTTCCACCTCTTATCCTAAATACAATGAATACGGGTAGATAATATATAATTAAGTAGTGAATGAATAAATAGATATTACACAATCGTTTGTTACGCATAACTAAGGAAATATAAATGGATTCAACAAATAATTTCGTTGGCAACGATAGCGCCCCTGGTGTTGCGCAGGGTCAGGTAACTGACAACAGCAATGAGCAAAACGTTAACCCAGGTGCTATTCGTAAAAGCACAACTCAAGGCATATTAAGTGCTTTAAGCAATGCAAGTGGAGTGCAATTCCAAAGCGTGGAAGACGCACTTGCTTTCATGGCTAGAGTAGGGGCTCAAACAACATCCGGTGGCTCCGCACAGCCAGCAATGGAACCAAAAGTTCAACAACAACCTGGTCGTGTTACAACCAATGACTTACATGAACAGTTTCAAAGACTTCAACAAGATTTGCATAGTAAAGAGCAAAAATTGCGTGAGAAGGAATTAGATGCTGATATTCAAAGAGCAATGGGTGATAGATTCGACCAAGACCTTATGGACTACGCATTAGGTAAAGTTAAATCAAATATTCAATGGAATGATGATGGTACTTATGCGATAGTAAACAGTAAAGGTCAAGAGCGTTATGGAAGTGATGGTAATCCATTGTCTATTCAGGGTTTAGTACAAGAAGTTGCACAGGGTAATCCTAAACTTCTTAAGCAGAGTAATCTAAATTCTGGATCTGGTTTAAGACCTGGACAAGGACAATTTACTGGGGCAACAGACGAAGCCATACCTGATTATAGTCGTGATCCTGCTGCATTCAATGCATGGGCCGCAAGAAATGGATTAGGTAAGAATATAGGCTTAAAAGGTTTAGGTGTCACAGCAACAGTTCAAAATTCAAGTCGCAAAATACTCTGATTGCCAACAAATAAGGAGATTATAAAATGGCATATGTACTAGGTGGCGCAAATAATGAAGCAGATGGCTTCACTACCGCTATATCAAATTTTGCATTACGTGCTATGCACGAAAGTAATGGTTTAGTTAATCTAACCAACGTTGTTACCCCTACACAAGGTAATGAGTTTTTAGTTCCTAACTTTGCCCCAATCACATATCAGGATTACAATCCTAATGGTACTGGTGGTACTTATACAGGTAATGCTGTTGTTCAGAATCCTGCACTAGGTCAAGGTTCTATCACAGCAACTCCTGCAGTAGCACAAACAGCATTCGACATTTTCTATGGCTGGACTACTAGCTTCCAATTAGCAGCAACATTAGGTGCTGAACTTGGTGAGAGTTTTGCTGAGAAAGTTGATCAGCGTGTTTGCGCTGCATTTACAAGTTTCAAAGCAACAGCAGGTAACACAAACTATTCACCAGTTCCAGCTGATGGTTTTGCTCGTCCATTAGAGTTAGGCGCTATGGAATTAATTCCTGATGGTGCTACCCCAACTACCGCTACTGCTGGTTTCACAAGCAATAGCGTTGTTGAAATGGTTCGTAACATCAAGCAGAACTTCAAAGTTGCTCGTATGCCTGGTTCACCTGTTATCGTTATCGATAGCAATGGTGACGATGGTGTTATTGGTTCCACATTAAATCGTCTATTAAGCGAATTAACTGGTGGCGCAGTTTCACAAACTGGTGGTTCAAACCTATCTGCTCTTGGTAATGAGTTACTAACAACAGGTCGCATTGAGAATATCTATGGCTGCATGGTCATGGCAACTACATTCTTAGCAAGTGCTACTCGTACCGTTGCTGGTGATGCTGGTACTTCTGTATTAGTTGGTGCTTATTTCGGTGACAGCGCATTGTTTACTGTCATGAAAGAAGGCTTACAATTAAAGCAAGGTGAAGTTCCAGGTGGATTACAAATGTGGTTAACTGGCGTAGGCTATTTTGGTAGCGGTGTTGGTGACTTACGTAGAGGCGGAGCGATTAATATCGTTCAAGGATAATCGAACTAAAGAGAGAGTGGTAACACTCTCTCACAAATGTCTAAGGAAATTATAATATGTCAGTACCATATCAACGAATCTCAAATGCAACAGTTCAAGACATTGCCTTTTACGATCCGGCAGCGGAGCGTAGAGCAGAAGCATTGAATGTAGATTGGGATCCATATTTTAAAGTGGCTTCACAAGAGTGGCTTTATAAATTAGAGTTTGGCTGGTGGCAGAAATATTGCGACACAGTTCTTGGTGCATACTATTATGCTAATTTGCCTAATGGACAATTGATTAGTTCTTTTAATCCTAGCCAATTAATTAAGAATGACCAAACATTAATTCGTTTAGATACATTCGGTGCAGTACTTGTTTTTTATGAAAGTCTTGTAACCGATGTATCTAACATGAACGATGTAGATAGACAAAACTACGATTTTGCAAAAGAACGTTGTGATCGTGAATGGACTAAAGCATTAGAGTTGATGAACTTTTATGATTTATACCAGGATAGCCCACAAGGTCCAACAACAAAATTGGAAGAGAATTGGTCAGCTGATGTTGATTATTTTAATGGTGATAGGAGATATTTCTGATGGCTCTTGTTGATGTAGAGGTATTGAATCAACCACTAGTAAATGGCACTGAAATTTACAATGTGTTGAAACGTGATATACCTTCTAGATATAACATCCCTATCTATCAAGATTTCCCTAGCGATAGTGAAATTGTAAGATATGGAGTATATGTTAGTGATGTGCATCAAAATGAACGCACAGTAAACCAATTGGGTGTTCAATATTGTAGTGCAATATATAACGCTACCGATGTGTTTCAAATAACATATATCAGCTATCAAGATGATCCCTATAATACACAAGTTAACAATATAATTGCTAATTTGGTAACATCAATCAAAGATGATGGTCAACAATTATTTGATGGTTATTTTGAAAGAACCTTTTCGCAAGAAAGAACATATGGTCCTACCCAAGCAGAGAAACATACTTGGACATTTAGTTTAGTTAGATTAGAATTTAATACATAAAGCCAATACAGAAGGAGAAACCAAATGGCAAGAATTACAGTAAACACAACAGGTACACAGCCGATATTGGAAATAAGCACCGATACTGCTAATGTTGCCAATGCAGCATTAGCGGTTACTTGCTTACAAGATATCACTATTACCAATAGTACTGGTATATATTCTTATACTGATTTCTGTTCTACAGATATGAATAAGATTACTACACCTGCAGATAATGAAGTTAGCACAAACATGGTACTAGATGGTGAAGTATATTTCGGCAATGCCGGCGCAACCGCAAATACAGCAGCATTTTATGGTGTTGCTGGTATAAGTGAAGATAAAGTTAACATTTCATGGAAACTTTACATGAACGGAAATGCTAATGGAGCATTCTACTACACAGGAACAGGTTACATTTCTAGCCTAGCTCCTACTGTTAGTCCAGACGCTCCTGTATGGATCAGTCCAATGAGCATTGCCGTTGATGGTCAAATGACTAGCGGTATCGTTTAATTAATAATTAAACAAAAAAGAGGGAGATTAGTCTCCCTTTTTTTCAATATGAGGTGAACAAATGAACAATGACAACGTTTGGCTACATAGTGATATAGACAAAATTAAAAGTCTAATTGCTGATGAAGCTAAAGCACTACCAATACTTAATAATTTAGAAGCATCAATAAAGCAATTAAAGGCTAAACAGCAATTTCGTTTAGCGTTATTAAATCAACTACTTGAGTCTATTAAAGACCAAGAATAAATACATTACAACAAATCAAGGAAATAAACAAATGAAGATTTCAAATTTAGCGAGTGTTCCCAAACTAACAGAGATAGTATTAGATGGTGAAGAACTATTAGAGAAGTATGGTGAACCAATCACATTTCATACATATGATATCGTTAGTTTAAATACCTATTTTGAATTTTTTAATGCAAGACAAGAAAATCAATTTGGTGATTTAGATAAGATGATTAAGAAAATGATTTTAGATGAAAAAGGCAAACCTGCATTAAAGGACAATGAAGATTTACCAATTGATATTGCCGCAGCAGCAATTAACAAGATTGGTGAAATCTTGGGAAAGTCACAGAGCAAGATGTCAACCCAGATAAGTGGAGTACCACAAAAATGATTTTAATTGGTCGTATGGCGAAAGATTATGGCATGCTTCCTAGCATGGTAGAAAAACACGCCACGACCTTTGATATCATGGTTACTGACATGCTTGCTACATATGACAATTATCAACAGCAAAAAGCAAATGGTAAGATTGATCCTAAATTATATGGGTTTAGCCAAGATGAATTAATGTCTATGGTGGAGCAAAGTAAAAATGTCTAATGTTAAAAGGCGTTTGG